GGTTGATCACTGGCACAAAGTCGCGGAAGTTTTAGGCTCTAGCCTTCCAACTATTCCCCCACCTCTAACACGCTGTGAAGACTCTTGCACTTATGATGACCCTGAGCTTAACGGCAAGCCTCAGATATATGTTAACGGCGATCCTTCTGGTGTTTGGCAAGCCTTCCGGTACTTCGGAAATGGTGTTAGCTGTACTGAGGGTGATGAATCAGTAAATGCTCCACCAAATGATCCAAGCCCGAAAACCGATAAGAACAACAAATGCGAAAACAAAGTCTGCTTGACCACGGACGAGAACGGCGTTTGTCAAAATTACACATATAGTTGCACAGCGACTGAGAAACATACCGATCCCGGTAATATGGATTGTGATTACGGCGAGTTCAATGGCGATGCTGTTTGTGTGCCCAATAGCCCGCCACCGAAGATGACAGAGAAGGAAACAAAGACGGACGTTGAGGTCACCAAAAACCCTGACGGTTCAACCGACACTAAAACAACAACCACGACTACCACCACTAACTGTACTGGCGTGGGTTCATGCTCAACTTCGACAACCACCAACGTTTCCAACAACAAGACCAATGCAGACGGCTCTCCTGGTGGCGAGTCATCAACTTGCACAGGCCCCGACTGTAAGGATGCTGATGGTAAGTCTCCCAATGACAAAAAACAGGAACAGAAAGAGAAGGAAGAGAACGAATCCAAAGTCTCTGGCGATGCTTCTTGCACTGCTGTTCCAAGCTGCACCGGCGATGCCATTCAATGCGCGATTCTTCGCCAGACACATACTCAGCGCTGCGCTGATGAGAAGTTCCAGGAAGTGGACGCCGAAGAGCTTGTGGCCGGTGTTTCCGGCGACCTGGCGGGCGAGGGGTTCCAGCCATTTGGGGAAGGGGAGCGGGGCAGCTTCGACCTGGCCGGGATGATCGACACCAGTTCCACTATCGGCGGCTCCTGTCCAGCGCTGCCCCCGATCACCTTCACCATTAGGGGCGTCACCAAGTCGGTCGAGTTCGGCACCGTCATGGCTGAAATCTGCAAATACGCCTCCTGGTTTTCATTCTTGATGGTCGCTTTCGCCATGCGGCGTGCGGCTGAAATCGTGGCGGGAGGTATGGCCTGATGCAGATCATCATCCAACTGTTTTTCCGGCTCCTGGGCGTTGCGGTTGTCCCGCTCGGCTGGAAGCTGCTCAAGGGTCTCGGCTTCATCGGCGTGACCTATACCGGCGTTCACCTGGTCATGGATCAGGCCCGCGATTACGTCTTCACGCACCTGATGTCGATGCCAGGGGAGTGGGTCCAGCTGATCGGCCTGCTCAAGCTGGACGTGTGCATCAACATCCTGTTCTCGGCCTACATCGCCCGCGCTGTTCTGTGGGGCATGGACAAGGCCACCGGCAGCAAATCTGCCATTCGTTGGGGAGGGAAGCTCTAATGCTCTATTTGCGCACCGGTTTGCCAGGATCTGGCAAGACACTCAACACCATCCGCGAGATCGAGCTCGAGCACGGTCCCGATCCGAAGAACCCCGGCAAGCCACTGCGGACGGTTTACTACTACGGCATTCCCGACCTCGACACCGACAAGCTCAAATGCAAGTGGGTCGAGTTCGATACGCCTGATGAGTGGTTCAACCTGCCTGATGGCTCGATCATTGTGATCGACGAAGCTCAGCGCGTTTTCGGTGCTCAGGATGGCCGCAAGGCGCGTCCTGAGAAGGTTGCTCGCTTCGAGACGCACCGGCACCAGGGCTTCGATATCTACCTGATCACCCAGCACCCGTCGCTGGTCATGAGCCACGTCCGCAAGCTGGTCGGCAAGCACATCAACATGTACCGCCCATACGGCGGCAAGCGGCTGCTGCGGCACGAATACGAGTTCTGCATCGACAGCCCCGAGAAGCGCAGCAACTTCAAGCTCGCCCAGGAGCGGCGTATCAAGCTCGATCCGAAATACTTCGGCGTCTACAAGTCGGCTACGGTGCACACGCACAAGTTCAAGCTGCCGAACTATGTCTGGTACATCCCGGCATGCCTCGCGGTCATTGCGGCCTGTCTCGGCTGGGTCTGGTACACCTACGATGTTGGCGGCTCTGACGCCGAAGTCGTCGCCACTGAGCAGCCAGCAGCGCCTGCGGCATCGTCCGGCCTTAACCTCTCGCTGAACCCGCTGGACACGGTTTCCAACTCGTTCAGCCTCGGCCAGCCACTGACCCAGCAGCAGTACCTGGACAGCTTCGTACCGCGCCTTGGTGACGTGCCCATGTCGGCCCCTCGATATGACAGGCTGACCGAACCGAAGTCATTCCCGCGGCTGGTATGCGCCTCTAGCGACGACCCTCGCGTGATCGATCGCGCCCGGACCAAGGGCTCGCCGGTGGGCTCCAGGAACGGTCGCGAATATACCTGCCAGTGCTACAGCCAGCAGATCACCCGAATTGAGACCACGGCAGAGTTCTGCCTGCAGGTTGTCGAGCATGGCTTCTTCGACGACACTCGGCCCGAACTCAACCAGATGGCCGGAGCAGGCTCCATGTTCAGCTCCAGCAGCACGGCTGCTGCAACTGGGCGAGTGCCCGCAGCCCAGATGCCGCAGCCGGCTCAATACGTGCCCAAGCCCATTGTTCAGGCTGGTGGTGGAAAGCCTGGTCATCTGTGGTGATCGATATGGCTGATCTCGACCTCGATCGCGATGAGCTCGGCAGTTGTGAGTGGTGCGGCGCTGAGCGCTTGGGCGACTATGAGTACCAGGGCGCGTTGGTTTGCGCTCATTGTGAGCACGGTGCTGAGCTCGTAGACGATCAAGATGCGCACGAACCATCACGCGCTTACTAGGACGCTTCGCATAATGGGTAACGTTACGTTTAATCGTGTCGGGATGATTTTCAGCGGTCCCGGCGCGATTTAATGTAACGTTGATTATGCGCTGCGCTCCCGTTCCTCTTGAGATTCCGCCGCACCTGGTCAAACAGGCACGCCTCTATGCGGCCGGTCGAGGTTCTACCGACCTCGAGGCCGTCATGCATGTTCTCGAGGATTACCCTCGGTTGGTTGCTGAGATTCGCCATCTGCGCAATAGCGCGTTGCAGCTGGATGAGGAGGGCGCCGCCCTTGACGCCCGTGTAGCAGTCCTGCAGAACGCCTGCCGGGCGATTCTTGAGCTTTAGACCCACTGCCTTTCCCTGACCCGCCATGGCGCGTGACTGAAGCCAGGTTTGTTCATCTCCTTGCATGTTGCATTTGCTTTGGCTTTGCTTCCGTAGTCGCCTGTTTTGTCATCGTGCCAGGTGCCCGTTTCGGGATCTTGCCATTGCAGGATGTACCGGCGTTTTGTCGGGCCTGCCTTCGACAGTTTTGCCTTCGCCTTTGCCAGCTCGTTACCCATGGTGTCACGCTCTGCCTCAGCTAGCTCCAAGCGTTTCAGTAGCTCATTATCGTCACGTGACGATAATTGCCTTTTCAGCTGTTCGTTCTCTGCCCGCAGCTCGTCAATTTTCTTCAGCCCTGACGCGTCGGTTGCAACCAGTGCGTCACGCAGCCTGGTTATCTCTTCTTGCATCCGCTTGATTTCCTCGACCGTAGCAGGGTCCACGTACCCTGATTTCGCCTTTTGCCGCTCACGGTAGGCGCGCTGTTTCTCGGCCGGCGTCATCGCTGCGCCAGTTGCTGGTCTCCCGCGCTTGCGCTTGGCTGGTTGCTCGTCCAGTGGTAGGGCTTGGGTTTGTTTGTCTGCTGGTTCGATCATGGCGAAGGGTCCGTTTCGTTGTCCGTGCCACAATTATAGTAACGTTACTGTAAATGGGCTAATTGTATGTTGCTATCTCGCCCGCACCCTTGATAGATAAAGTAACGTTACCCTAATTCAGCCTCGACCATGCCGCTTGCGGCATATTAGTCGCCTGCACGCCCTGGACTGATCGCCTCGTCGTCACCGCGACGGAACCCGCGTAGCGGCCGATCTCCCGCCAACGAAAAAGCCCCCGACGGCCTTCATGGCCATCCAGGGGCTCTTCGCGTTCCTCGTTCTTCTGTCCCGCCCCGATCTCGATCCGCGCCCTGATTACCAACCTAGGCCACTCCGAGCGCCTGCCCGGCAGTCTCCCAGGATCGTCAGCGGCTGATCTGGTCAGGTCATGGTAATTGCGGCCGTTCAGCCGCGCTTTTGGCTTTTCCCGGCGCAGTCGGGTCCACCATCTCTAATGGTGGACTCTTGTCTCATGGTGAGACTTTTGATTGTTTTTTAGCCAGCCGTCCGGCACTTCTAGATATTCGATTTCTGCGCAGGTGGCGTGCAGCTTCTCGCCTGCTTTTTTGGCCTGCTGGTTGATCACTCTGGCCGCGTGCTCACACCGCACTTTATCGTCTAGTGAAATGGTTGGCTTTGGCGAAGGATCAGCGATGCTGAGCCCTATCATTAGCATCCATGCGTTTGCGCTCATTTTTTCACCGAAGGGCTTCTTGCTCGTATCCGAACAGCACGCCTTTCAGGGCTATTCGTGCTTGGTTCCTGATATCAGCGGGTAGGGCTTCGAACCGTTTTAGGATCGGCGCCAGGTCTTCGGATACCGTCCGTTCCTGGTCATTAAGCAGTAACTCATCTGTCGTCACGCCAAGGGCTTTCGCCAGCTTTACTATGGTGTCTCCGGTTGGGTCCGATCTGCCTGCCTCGTATGCTGTCAGGCTTGATTTTCCGATGCCTGCCGCCTCCCACACTTCCCTCTGAGTGAGCTTCTTCGCCTCCCTGATCCGCTTCAGGTTGGTTGCGATGGTCATGGCTCTTTCCTGGCTGTTCTGGCTCATTGACCAATCCTAGGCACTGTTGGTTCGTACAGTTCCGGCATGCCGGAACAAAAGTTGTTGCATGTTGATGGATTCGAGTTCTATGATCCGACCCTAATTGTATCGGTAAGCCGGTATTGACAGGGATTTCTTCAGTGCTCGACAAAATCCATCTTTTCGTACCTTTCCGCGTCGATGCCATCGCTACCAGCACGGGTAAGCGAGGCAACGAGCTGCTGGTGATCGACCTGGAAGCCCTGGGCGTTCCGCTTCGCGCTACCAGCGTTTTGCCGGACGGGAAGGGCGGTTATCACGTCGAGGACCTGGGGCACGCGTGGGAATCCCTGTCCACCGGCTTTACGCCGTTGGCCTTCAAGGTGTTTCACCAGTCGCTCGGCAAGCGCGTGCAGCCCGGCGTCGAGCTGAAGGCCAGCCCGGCCAAATTGCTCCAGGGGCACAACGTGTTCGGCCCGACCTCGATCCGCAAGGGCGGCGAAGTCATGCTGAAGTGGCTTGCCGGCTCCTACCCGAAGCTCTTCGCGCTCCTGGACTGGCAATCGGCCGAGGTCTACGGCATCGACTGCACCTATTCGGCCCGACTGCCCGATGAGCGCACCGCGCTGCAGTTGGTTCAGGCGCTGCGCGGCGTCAGCAACGGCCAGACCCGCAACCGTGGCGACGACTACGAGACCACGGCCTACTGGGGCTCGAAGGAAACCCGCCTGCGCAAACTCAAGGCCTACCTGAAAGGGCCGGAGTTTCGTCGTCAGCTCGATGAAGCCATCAAGGCCGCCCGATCCTATGGCGGCTCTAACTTCGTTCCATCCCAAGCGTTTGCAGCCCATCGGCTGCTTGCGGTTCTCCAGAATCCGGCTCTCCAGGAGTGGGCCGAAAACCTGCTGCGACTCGAAGCGACCGTCATGCATCGCTGGATGGAGCGCAGAAACATCCCAACGAATCTTTGGGCCCTGTGCGACTACCAGGAGCGACTGGTAGAGCAGGGCACCTGTTTTATCCAGTGGTGTTGGGAACAAGTAACGAAAGAACTGTTTGCGGCCTTTGAAGGTATCTCCATGCGAGTAATTAACGATGACAAAGTGCTGGCCGCACTTAAAGCCCGATTCACGAAGTTCGGGAAAAATGGAAAGGCCAACGAGACTATTCCTCTCAACCTGTTCCGCACATATCGCAGCCTTAAAGATTACGGCTGGCAAGAGACAATGGACTCTATGTCGCGGGCGACTTTCTATCGTCATATCGACCAGATTTGCGAATGCGGCCTCTCAAAAGCCGCCTTGCAGAAGCTGAAGATGGATGACCAGAAGAACAACGTCGTTCCGATCTTGCGCTTTCTGCAAGTTGATTTCAGCGCTCAGCGGCCTGACTGGTACGTCGAGCCTTCTGTGGAGGCGGCATAATGAAAGCGCCACTTCGTTTTGCATTCGGCTGGGTTTTGTACGTCGCTATTTTTGTTGCCCTTAACCGGGTGCTGCATCCCCTTGCTGAATACGCTGTTCTCTATCCCGAGATTTTCAGTGTCTCGGTAATTGCTGCTCTTGCGGCGTTCATAGCCTTTTACTTCTTTGTGCTAAGGCACTTCTGGTATTGGCTCGACAAACCACGGGCAGCTGCCCATGCAGAAAACGAGGTGTAAACATGTTGGTTCAAATGGGCTTGTGCAAAGGCATTACTTCCAAAGAAAAGATGAACGGCATCATCGAACATTACTTGGTGCTGACCGCTCCAGGGCGTGACCAGTTCGGCCAAGAAACCGAACAATCGGTTGGCCTCAAAGTTTCCAAGCGTCAGCTCGATAGCGGCATCGAGAACGCATATAAAGCTTACATCGGCAAACAAGTTGCCGTCCCCGTATATGCCAAGGCGTGGAAGTCCAAAGCAGGCACCGCCTTCGGCATGGACCTCTGGCTCTCCGATGATGGCCTGCCAGTCCCTGTACAGCGCGTGCAGTCCCGTCCTGTCTCCGCTGCCAGCTAAACAACAATGCCCCACTCGCAACTCGCTTGCGAGAGGGGTAGGGGGGGTTAAATGGAATTCATCGTGTGTTCTGGAACATGGGTCCGCAATCAAAGTGCGAACATCGACTGCGATGGTGAACTTACGACCATGACACTCGAAGAAGTGCGCAACATACCGTTCGCACAAATGACCGGTGAGCAGAAAGCACAACTGACAAGCAGCCTGATCACCTTCTTCGTTCTGATTTTCGTCTTGGTGAAACTCAGACGTCTCGCATAAAGGAGCAATACCCATGAAATACATGACTCAAGTTCGCAAGTTCGGTAGCCGCGCCGCCCTGGGCGTCACCGCTCTGACCGTTTCGGCAATGTCGTTCGCCGCGCCGGTGACTATCGACACCGCTGAACCCATCGGCCAGATCGCCGAAGGCTCGACCGCTGCGGTCGCTATCGGCCTCGCCATGATGGCTTTCGTCATCCTGGTTGGCGTGCTGATCAAGACCCGCCGCGCCGGCTCCTAAGCCGTTCTCCCGGCGTGCCGGCTCCCCGCCGTGCACGCCTTTTTTTTGCCCGGAGTTTGTAACTATGGAGAAAGTAAAATGTTTTGGGCAGACCCGAACAACTTTGTATATCTGGTCATTATTGGCGGCTTTGCTGCTTTGGCATTCTCCCGCTAGTGCGGAGGATTATTATTGGAGAGTGGATGGTTACGGTGGTGCGACAGGCTCCACGCCTATGCAAGCGGCCCAAGCGGCTGCGGCGGCTAATGGTTGGATGGCTGTTATGTGGTGTCAGCAGGCTGAGCAAGTATCACGGTTTTATTGTCGTGTTCAGGGAAAGTCAGCGGGTAACCAATTTAATATTAATGTGAGTAGATTTGGCACGACCTGCCCATCTAATACCGAATACAACCCAGAAACCGGCGAATGCACTGCGCCCGAAGAAGACAAATGCCTTCCCACTTATGGCAATCC